GAATTTGGAGTAGATAGTGAATGGATTGATCTTCTTAAATCACTTTTAATTACTGTTTATGTAGCATACTTTGGCAGTAGAGGTGTTGAAAAATTCAAATCAATGAGTAAGTAGTTATTGATTATAATTCCTAAGTCTTTATTTTTATTATATTTATTTTATTATTATTTTATATTTAATTTTAATATATTTTTAGATATATTTATTTATATTTGAATATATGTTTAAATAAAAAAATTTAAATTTATTATTTTTATTCTACATAAAAAAATATTTTAATCAAAATTTTAAAATTATGCAATTCAAATTAGATGTAAACCACCTTTACAAAGAAGACAAGAAAGAAGAAAAAGATATGTATTCAATTAAATTAGAAACATATAATGGAAAGGTAGAGGGTAAATTTGAAAGAAGTGAAATCAGGCATATTATACAAATCTTAGATAATGCCATCGAATAAAAAGGTAAGCAGAAGTAAATTAGTTAAAAAACTAGATACTGTATTTAGTCAATATATTAGACTTAAAAATTCAGTAGATGAAAAGGCTACCTGCTTTACTTGTGGCAAAGTTGATCATTGGAAGAAATTACAAAATGGACATTTTCAATCTAGAAAACATTATTCAACTAGATGGGATGAAATAAATTGTCAGGTGCAATGTGCAGGATGTAATGTTTTTAAATATGGGGAACAATACAAGTTTTCTGTAAATCTAGATGCAAAATATGGACAGGGAACTGCAGAAAGATTAAGCATTAAAGCACAACAAATAGTAAAGTTATCAAACTTTGAGATAGAAGATATGATTAAAAGATATAAAAACTTTGTAGATTCAATGTAATTGACTACATTTGATTGTTCTGTTCTGTTACCTATGAAAAGGGGTTAGATTAATTTCTAATCCTTTTTTTTTGTTTTTTATTTTTTTTATTAACTTTTTTGTTTATATTTGTTTAATATTAATAATTAAAACAGAACAAAATGAAATTAGAACACACTTACATCTCAGACGATATAATTGAAGCGTCTTTTAAAATAGACTTTTTAACGCCAAATGTATTTATAGATATTGCTCACAGGATATGTGATGAAAACAGTTTAAAAAACCCTTTCAGAAATGAAGTTATTACAGAAGCTAGAGTGTATCTAAAAAACAACCACCCTTGCTATTCACAAATTTAAAAAAAATAAACACAATTACAAACTTAAAAAATAAATAAAATGGTAACACAACGAACAACTTTAAGTAAGGAAATTAAAACCTTAGAAGAACAATTACATCACGCAGTATTAAATGGTGATGCATTTACTCAAATGGCTATTTACAAAAGGCTAGAGATAGCAAAATCAACTTTATTAAACTTAGACTAAATGGTAGGTATTAACTTTTCACAACAAACTACTAATTCAGTTGTAGAACAATATGAATTTAGAATAGACGCATTACTAAAAAAGATAGAATTTTTAGAAGCACAAATAGAAGTATCAAAAGAATTTTTTAAATATAAGTAAAATGAACAGAGAAAAATTAAAATCTTTATATCTAAAGTATGAATTAACAACAGAAGATATTTTCACAAAAGAAATTGGATTTGGAGATAACAAAAAAACCTTTACTATAATAACTAGGTCAGGAATAGAAAAAATACAAACTAAAGAAAACATTAAAGTTGCTTATAAAGTAATTAAATGCGAAACTAATTTTGCAGTAATTAAAGCAACTGCATTTTTAGATTTAAAACCTATTTACACTTGCGAAACTTTTGGTAGTGCTTTAAAAGGAACTACTTATAAAGACGGAAATTGCCAAAGTTGGTATGTTGTAGAAATGGCAGAGAAACGAGCATTAAGCAGGGCAGTATTAAAACTGACAGGCTTTTATCAATTAGGAGGAGTATTTGGAGAAGATGAATCAGATGACTTTAAAAAGAAATAGATATGAAAGAATATAAAGTAGTATTTTTACCGTATGGTCGTGAAGATAAAGAATGGATGTATGTAAATGCAAAGTCTGAAAAAGACTTAATAAAAAATTTTAAATCAGGAATAATAATATACATAACGTAATATGACAGAATCTAATTGTTGTGGAGCAAGTCCACTATGGGAAACAGATATTTGTTCTGATTGTAGAGAACACGCAGAATTTTATAACACAAATGAATAAATTATGGTAAATATTAACTTAACAGAAAACGATTGTACATTTGTTAAATATGTATTAAAAATGTATGCTAATCAAACAGACGGATTAGATAGCAAAGACAAACAAGAAATTTACGAAGTAGCAAATAAATTTAATAACTAAATAAATAAATTATGAGTACATTAATTACAGGGTCTATTAGAGTAGACAAATTACCAAAGGAAAAGTTTATAATGGGAAAAGACGGAGCAGTATATTATAACTTTACTATATCAGTTCAAGACGAAACTAGATATGGAAACAATGTTGCTTTTATGGATAGTCAAACTAAAGAAGAAAGGGATGCAAAAGTTCAAAAGACTTATCTAGGAAACGGAAAAGTAGTTTGGACAGATGGGAATATTACTTTAGCAGAAAAAGAAGAAGCTAAAACCGAAGCAACTGCTGATGCAGACTTACCATTCTAAAACTAACCAATTTTAATAAAAAAGGTGTAGGTTTTATTATCTATACCTTTTTTTTTATATATTTATCAAATGACAGAAAAACAAACAGAACACAATATGTTAATGCAGTTTATAGAAGAAGACTGCTTTGTAGATTCAAAAGAAAAAATAGATTATCCACCTGTTGCTTTATCGTATGGAGAAAAGGTAGTGAAGTCTAATAAAGTTGAGGGGGATTTAATAGTGCCAATTCCGATTGGAACATTTGGTAACTTGTCAGTAGTTACTGCGCCACCTAAAACAAAGAAAACCTTTTTTATATCACTACTAGCATCTTGTTATTTAAGTGGTCAAAATACATTTGGAGGTAATATAAAAGGACATAGAAGTAAAGATGGTCACCTTATACATATTGACACAGAACAAGGGCTATGGCATTGCCAAAAAGTCTTTGAAAGGGTGCATAAAATGGACTCAAATATTAATTCAGAAATTTATCATACCTTTGGGTTAAGGTCAATTGACTATAAAATGAGAATTGAATTTATAGATTACTACTTAAAAGAAAGAATTAAAACACCATCTTTATTAATTATTGATGGAATTGCAGACTTATGTTCTGATGCTAACAATATTTCAGAAAGCAATCAATTAGTTCAGAAATTAATGGAATGGTCTTCAATATACAAATGCCACATAATAAACGTTATACATCAAAACTTTGGTAGTTCAAAACTAGGTACAGGGCATTTAGGAAGTTTCTTAGAAAAGAAAGCAGAAACTGTAATACAATTAGAAGCTAATACTGTTAATAAAGATTGGGTTACTGTAAAGTGTGGAAGATCTAGAGGATATTCTTTTGATACATTTAGTTTTGAAGTTAATGATTTTGGATTACCACAAATAGTTGAAAACCTATACGACCCATTAAAATAATGTCAAACAAAGAAGTTATATTATTACTAGCTAAAAAGCATAAGACGTGGATTGACGTTGTTAGTTCTTTTGGGTGTGATAAAACAATAGCTGAAGACATTGTACAGGAAATGTATATAAAAGTACTACCTAAGATAGAAAATGGCTTAGACATCATTTATTACGATAATGATATTAACTACTACTATATTTACAAAGTGCTAAAAACTTTGTTTATAGATCTAAAAAGAAAAGGCAAAAATATTACAATGATTAATATTGAAGATACTAATTATTCAAAATTAGATTGTGATGTTGATTATGATAAAGCCTATGATAAAATCAAAGCAGAATTAAATACTATGTTTTGGTATGACAGAAAAGTATTTGAAATAATAAATGAGGGAGAAAGCATAGCAGACTTTTCTAGAAACTCATACATAGAATATTTTTCACTTTATAATACATACAGAAAGGTAAAAGAAAAACTAAAGAAATTAATATAAATGGTAACTAGGTTTGAAACAGAAACAGATTTAAAAAGGGAAATTAAAGCAGTAAAATTCTTCTGCTCACAATACGGTCTTTGTTATAAAAAGCAGGGAAAAAATAATTTTGATTTTAAGATTTATAATAAACAAGATGAATTCTTATTTAACTTAGAGGTTAAGGGCAGGTTAAAGGATGTAAAATATGCTTATCCTTTGCCTATTGCAATTAGAAAACTATTGAAGTTAAATGACACTAAACAATTAAGTACAGTATTGTGGTGTTGCAATGATGGTATCATATTTTCTTGGCTTCATAGATTAAATGGAAATATAAAAATAGGTGGTAGAAAACCAAGACCAAATTCTGTCAATGATATTGAACTAATGGCATACTATGAAAAATGTGATTCACTAATAGAAAAAAAATTCAAATGAAACTAGGAGATTTAATTTACTACATTACTAAATACACAGGGATAAAATACCTTGTGGAAAAATACCATACTTACAGAGGAACAAAATGCAACTGTAATAAAAGACGTGAAAGTCTAAACAATATAAAAATTAAAAGATGGTAAAATTTGAAAAAGAAGATAGAAGTGATTGGAGAAAATTCAGGATGGGTAAAAAGCAGCACCTATCCCCTGAAGAATTTGAATTGGTTTGCCAACTCCACGCAAAGTACCACAAGCATAAATTTTTCAAACCCTGTACTTGTAACCCAAAAACAATAGTTCAATGGATTAAAGACTTGAATATCATTTGGGACAATGGGATTAAAAAAGATTAACAAGTGGGAAAAGGCAGTTGTATTCCTGCTTAACTTAGATGGGTGGGATTTAAAATGGTGTGGTGATGGTTTCACTAGATACGATGCAATCGGTAAAACACCAAAGGGAAAAGACTGCGTTATTGAAATGAAGTTTCGTAAAACTTATTACGAACAAAAAATGCTCGAGAAAGACAAGTACGATGCATTAATGTCGCTTGATCAAGATGTAATCAAATTATATTTTGTTAATGATCCTAAAGGCAACTTCTTATATTGGCTTAATAATATACAGATGCCAAAACCTGTAAAAAAATATTGTCCTGACACTACAATGTGGACAAAAAAAAGACTTCTTAAAGATGTTTATTTGCTAGAAGAAAACGATGCTAGTATAATAAATATTAATATTTCTTAAAAAAAGTTATTAAATTTTTTGTTTATAAGATTATTTGTTTTATATTTGATTATTATTAATTATTAAATATCAGAACAAATGACAAATTTACAAGTATTAAAGGAATTAAAAAAAATGACAAAAAACGTAGAGGTATTGACAACTGTACTTAAGAAAAAGAATGCAAACCACTACACACCTGAAAATATTACTCAAAAAGAAAACGATTTGATTTATGACAACCTAAAGTTTTTAGATGCAGTTAATTGGAGTACTGATAGGCTTGATAACTACATAGCAAGTAATAAAAGAATAATAAAAAAATTATCATAAAAATAAAAACAAACGGGGGTGTAAAAACCCCCAATTAAAACAGAACAGATGGCAACAAAGAATTTAAATTTATTAGTTGAAGATTCAATTAAAGCAGTAAAAGAAAGATTAAGAACAACTCTAGGAAATATTAAGTTTCAAGATGGTCAAGTATTTTGGGATGATGTAGAGAAATTAGAGCATTGTATAATGGCTTTGGAAAATTTAGAAAATGAAGAAGATGTAGAAGATGAAAGTATTTATGAATTGACTGAGGGAGAAGCACAAGAATATGCTTACTACACTGCGTATTGGGAAGAATAATAATTAACAATTAAATATATTAAAAATGGCAACAGAAACAAAACAATCAAATTTATCAATAGCTTTTGATAATGTAAGAAATCTTAATTTAGGTTTAACAACAGAGCAATTCCTAGATTTAAATGAAATACTTTATGATTTAGCTACTAAGCAACATTCAAAAGGAATGGCTGATGCAAAAGAAATTTACAAAAATTATAATAATCTTTAAAAACAGAACAGATGTATAAATTACCAAAGTACAAGCAAAATTTATCAATTCAAGGAAACAATGTTTGGAGTTATTCAACAATAGTAGCAAGAATTGACGGAAGCAAATTACACCAATTAGGTTATTGGTCTATGACTACGCAAAAGCATATTAATTATGTAGCTAAAGAATTAGATTTAACTTTAATTAAATGAAAGTAAATCAGGCGCTATGGGATGAGGTAAAGGCAGTAATCGAATCCAAAACAGAAAAAGATAAAAATATAACTGATATTACTATAAAGTTTAGAATAAAAGAAAATTCAGATTTAAGAAATTATTTACAAATAAATTTTTCACAATATGACAGACAGTAAAACTACATACATACACGAAACAAATTACCTTTATTGCTCAGACGGAGAATTTCATATCGGATATGGGAAAAATAAATGGGTAGTGTATAATACAGACCAATTAATTAAAGACTTGCCTTTTATAATAAATCAAGTTATAAAGGAAAATAAAAAGATGCAGGAAATGTATTTAGATCTAATTAAAGATGAATTAAAAGAATTATGATAATATCTAAACCAAATTTAAATATAGGTGATTTAGCAAGATACTGTCTAGATACTATAATTGTATATCCTAAATTAGAAGAACGTGTGAAATATTTTTATATGTCTGCCCTGTATAAATGGGAAAAAGGAGAAGCAGAAAATGTAGCTTGTCAAATGGCAGTATCTAGTGTAGATGATTTAATAAAAAAAAGATTAAAAAAAATATGATATTACTAGTAGATGCAGACAGTTTAATATTTGCAAGTTGTTATAAGAAAAGGGAACATCCTGAGGATGAAAAGTATTATACAGACATAGCTGATGCTAGAAATAAGTTTGATGAGCAGTATATGGCTATTGTAAACCACTTAGAAGAACTTTATAATATTGATAAGGTAATTACATTTAGTGGATCTAGAGGAAACTTTAGAAAGCTAATAACTAAGAAATATAAAGCCAATAGAAAAAAGCAAGAATTACCTCCACTATTACACGAAATGCACGATTTTGTAAAAAGCCATTATGATAGTGTTGTAGGTTATGGAGTAGAAACAGATGATATGGTTGCAAGGTATTGGAAAAAGCTAACAGAAGAACTAGGTAGGGATGAAGTTATGATTGTATCAATAGATAAAGACTATAAGCAGTTTCCTTGCTTGATGTATAACTATCATTATAAGCACCAAGAAGTACTAGATATATCAGAAGATGAAGCTATGTATAATTTTTATGAGCAGATGATTATGGGAGATACTGCAGACAATGTAAATTACTTTAAAGGAAAAGGTAAAAGGTTTGCAGAAAAGTATTATGCAGATTGTCAAACTAAATACCAATATACTAGAAAGCTATACGAATTATTTAAACAAGAATACAAGGGTAAAGCAAGACAGAAATATACCGAATGTTATAACCTTTTAAAACTATTAACAGAATGACAAAAAAAGAAATACAAAATCAATTAGATGAAATATACAATCATATTTTTACTAATTATGAAGAAAATAAATGTATTAATATTTTAAATTCAATAGATGAAATACAAAATAAAATAGATGATTTATGAAAGCAACACAAGTACATTACGATAATGGAAAAGATTACGATATTATAGACGTGTGTAACGATTACTCACTTAATTTCAACAGGGGTAATATCTTGAAGTATATTGTCAGAGCAGGAAAGAAAAAAGATGAATTAGGTGATCTATTAAAAGCAAAAGATTATCTTGAACGTGAAATAAAAATTTTAAGAAATAAAAATGGATAGAAATTATAAAAAAGTAGCAGAGGGAGTAGTTGAAATGACAGGGGTTGATATATTTTTAAACACTAGGCAAAGAAACTATGTAGAATTACGAGCATTGGTTTGTTATATCCTTAGAGAAAAGCTAGGTATGAGGTGGACAAATATTGCATATTACTTTGAATCAATGGGTAAGACTATGAATCACGCAACTGTAATTCATTTAGTTAAGAATTATGAAACATACAAAATGTATAATTCATCTTTACAAGAAATAGAAGATAGCTTTAATTTCAAAAGTGATTTGAATTATGATGAAATAGACAAGATACATTATCTGCAGGGCAAATGTGATAACTTTGAAAGGAAGTATTTAGATTTAAGAAACAAAGTAAAGAACGACCCAATTATGAATGTATTGCACGACATACCTAAGGAAAGGCTAAATGAAATAATTGAAAAGGTAAGTTTATGGAAACAAAGTTGGGAATGGAAAAATAAAGATGAATGTAAAGTAATAGAAAGCAGTACATCTATGGATGGGATGCATTGGTAGGGTATGATTTATAAAGATTACGAAATAATGGAATACCAAAATGGTTGGGGTTACTTTGAAGCAGTAAATTTAAAAGATTGCGATGATAAAATATTATTTGCAAATACAATAGAAAAATTAAAAATAGAAATTGACGAACTAAATTATTAAATTATGATTGAAGCACTAGGTTGGATTTTTGTTGCAATAATTGTTGCAAAAGTAGGTAAGCGAATAGCAGAGAAATTATTTCCTGAAGATTGGTAATCACAGATTTGTATTTTATTACGTTATAATAGAAACATTTACTATGAAATTATTACGTTATGAAGTTAAAGTTGGATTTTTTAAAGGGATTTTGTTTGGCATTAGACACTATCCCTTTGATGATGTAGAAATATACGAAGAAGATATTGTTATTTACTTTGGAATATTTCAATTAGTAATTACAAAAATATACAGAAAATAATTTTTTTGTACCTTAGAGAAAATTTAATACAATGATTAAAGCTAAAATAGAAAAGGTAAGTATATCTTCAATCAAGGAAAACGAAAACAATCCTAGAAGTATCAACAAACAAAAATTCGAAAAACTTGTTAAAAGTGTAAAGGAATTCCCTGAGATGTTAAAACTGAGACCTATCGTGGTCGATAAAGATAATATCATACTCGGTGGTAATATGCGTTACAAGGCTTGTAGGGAAGTTGGTTTAAAAGAAGTGTATATTATACAGGCAGAAAATTTAACTGATAAACAAGCACAGGAATTTATCATTAAGGACAATATCGGATTCGGTGAATGGGATTGGGATATATTAGCCAATACATTTGACAATGTTGAATTGAAAGATTGGGGGTTAGATGTTTGGCAGCCCGAAGAAGCGATTGATTATAGTGTTTTAGATGAAATAGATTTAGAAGAACAAATTGATAACTTGTATGACCAAACAAAAAAATCAGTAATATTAGAATACCCTACTGAACAATATGAAAAAGATATAAGACCATACATCGACAAGTTAAAAACTATTGGGGTTGATATGTCTGAGTTATTTTTAAACGCATTGCACAATTATGATTCCTAAGGTAATACATCAAATATATTTTAATTTATATAATAAAGATATAGAAGAAATACCTTTATTTAAAAAAAGTATTGAAGTAATACAGGAATTAAATCCTGATTATGAATACAAATTATGGTCTGAAAAAGAATGTTCTGAATTAATTAAAAAAGAATTGCCACAGTATTATGATTTCTATATTTCTATGAGATTTAACATACAAAGGATTGACTTTATGCGATTTGTATTACTTTATCTTTACGGTGGTTTTTACGTGGATTTGGATTTAATTAACCTAAAGAAATTAGACCCATTATTAGACAATAAATTTGTAAGTTATGGTTTGTTAAAGTTCAAGCCTAAGCATAAAGAATATATGCAAAATGATTTTTTCGGCTCTGTTAAAGGTTTTAAATTATGGAAAATACTAATGGATTTATGCGAACCTAATTACAGAAAAAAAGAATCTATAAAAGTATATGAAGAATGGAAAGGTAGATTTGTTTTACAAACAACGGGACCAAGGTATATCTGTAAAGTAGTACAAAAGGTTTTGCCGAAGTATAAACCAAATCAAGAACTGATATTCACAAAGTGGCGAAATAATAATTGGAAAAAATTTAATAAAAACGATTTCTATTTTGAAAACTTTGTCGCAAATAGTTGGGTTGAGAATACAAGTAAGACACTTAAAAATAATCCCAATTTTTACCTAAAGGAAATATGAGAATAGCAATACCATCATACAAAAGGGCAGACACACTTGTAAAGAAAACTTTGAAATATTTACTTGATGATTGTAATGTAGATAAAAGTTGTATAACAGTATTTGTAGCTAATGAAAAAGAATATGATGTGTATTCTAATACAATACCTAAAGGGATAAAAATAGTTGTAGGTAAAGAAACCTTGAGAGGACAAAGAAATTTTATGGATTTCTATTATGAAATAAATGACAGG